CTGGATAGCATCACAGATCAGCTGAGAATAGCGGTTGAGGGAAAGCAGGCAGTTGAGGAGGAATTACTCAAGATCATGGCGCAATCCGAAGTCTCGCCGCCGGCGGCACCTACTGATGTCGGCGCTGAAGCACCGCCAGCACCCGCCAGCGAGACCTTGCATGCGTCGAAGGACAAAGCTCCATTTACGTCCTCGCATAGCACGGTGTTGCGCGTCGTTGGCGGCCAGAGTGAGCCGCTCACTGTAGTTGAGCTTGCGAAAATTGTGGATCAGAGTGTTGACCTCACTTCATTGGTCCTAAATGACCTGATTGATTGGGACCTAATTCAGAAGGTCACGACGGTATTTGCGGACGGCAGGATTAGCAAGGTTGCGTTTAGGGCGACCACAGCAGGACTGCGGTACCTGCTTGGCGGATGAAACTTGTAGGGGCAACGCCCCTACGGGAAACGCCTTACCCGCGCTTGGGTCGTCGTGGCCCACGTGACAGATGGACCACGTTGGAGGGTTCGGCGCCGGTACCGGGGTCACCCATGCCCAACCGCCGTTCTCTGCGAATTCTGAGGTACTCGCGCAGGTATACGACGCTGGAATCCATTGTGGGGCAGCGCTTTCCATATGCTGCCGATCGCGTTGGCCGCGGACGGGCTTCCTCCATCATCAGCCGCCATTCCCGGGCGATGTTGCAGGTCAGCGACCACCAGGTCATATCGCAGGGTTCAAGGCTGTGGCCCTCGGGGGTGAACATGTGGCCTCCCTGAAAGCCGAAACCGGCCCAAGGGCCGGTCATGTCTATGCGGTCGTGCGGGTCCATCGTGGTCATGCTGCGATCTCGTCCTTGTTGGGTTCCCGGGAAGGGAGGCAAGACTTGATCCAGAGCCAGACCCACAAAAAGCGGCCCATCATCCAT